CCTAGTCCACCTTTTCTTGTTGCTGATAGTGTACCACGTTTTTTAGTTGATGTCAATACAGAATCTTGTCCATATTTTTTACCTAACTTCTTAACTTCTTTCTTGAACTTTCTTTTACCCATCTTACCACGATCTATTACATGACTCCTTTCTTTTACCTTAGTTTCCTTTCCTGTCTTTTCATCCTTCTCAACATATGATCCAGTTACCTTTGTGGCACCTCTTTTAAACTTACCACGAATATCTTTATCTAATTGTTTTGCCCTTGCACGGTTTTCTTTTGCAGAGAGATTAGCTCTGGATGCGGACATTACAGCAATACCGCCCTTATCTGATTTACTTTTTATTCTTGAAAGACTACTCTCTTGCATAAACTCTTTAAAAGTTTTCATTTTATCAATCACTTTTTTAATATTTATGAAATTAATCCCTCTTCCTCCAATTTTTTATAATTGTAACAACCACCAAAACTAAATTTAATTTTTGGAAGTGGTTTACTATAATTAAAAATTACAAGTTCTTGTCTTTCTTGTTGATCTTTCATATATTCACCAACTGATCTCATTGTATATGTATGACTAAATTGCGATACATTCCAACCACTGAAACGATCTTTAACTAATTGACTACTATTATATGATATTAATTGATGGCATGTATGATGATCGCAATTTTTAGCAAATTCATCATGATCAAATTTTTTATGCATTTCACCTTTTTTACCATATAAATTATCTTTGATATCATATGGGGGATCAAGATATACAAAAATATTTTTTCTGTCAGTCAACATATCTTCATAACTTAAATTGGTTATTTTCCATGATTCAATTAATTCAGAGAAACCTGGTATTCTTTCTATACCTCTCATTGAGAAATTTGATTCACTTGCCTGTGTAGAAAAAGATGAGGATTCAGTAAGACCGCTGAAAGAACATTTGTTTACAATATAAAAAGCAACAGCACGATCTTTTGAATCTATTGTTAAATCATTAATTATCTTTTTAGAATCTAAAAACAATTCCTTTGCAGATTTTGGATCTGAATATTTTAATTTAAACTTCTCTAATGTTTTATGAATATAATTTCCTTCATGTTGTAATTGTTGCCAAAAATTAATTAATGGTTCATATAAATCATTCACCCATATTTTAATTTTTGGATATTTTTTTGTAATATGTATTGCAACACTACCTCCACCTAAAAATGGTTCACGAAACTCATCATAATTTATCATATCTGGAAAGAATGAATCTAATTTAATACACGCACGAGACTTTCCACCAGGATATCGAAGAGGAGTTTTGTATTGTTTCATCAGTAAATAAATCCTCCTCCACGAGAATTGAGTTCATCCCATTCCATCTTAATGGTAATTACTTCTGTAAGATCTTTTACTTGATTAGACATCTCTCGATACCCTGCACCCACATAAATTTGTCCTGCCATTACTGCGATGGTTGCAGCACCCCAGAAAAGATAGTATTTGTTTGATTTTACTTGATGTTTTAATTTTGACATTGGTTTCATTTGAATGACTCCATAAGAGTGAATATTAAAATTGCAATGGAACTCATTCCTAATAATAGCACAAAAATTCCAAAAAGTCCAAATATATTCATTTAAACTCACACTCCACCATAATTTCAGTTAACGCTGCTAGTAGGTTTATTTCCTGATCAGCAACAAATGCCATTTGATATTGATACTTTGCAATCACTAATACTGCTGCAGGAATACTTGTAGGAACCATGTATCCATATAGATTATCATATACTTTACGTAATAAAACTGTTGGATCATTATCTAAATTAGATACAACCCATTTACGAACTTCTGAAAAATTCTTTTCCTTTAAACTTTTGAGAAGATCGTCTACAGCAACATCAGAGAATGATGCTAGTATACCAGAATCTATTACACCACCAACACTATACCTTTGCAATTCATTTAATACTCTTCTCCAATCTGGAAAATGTTTGCTTATTAATTGAACTACAACTTTTTTATCACTTTCTATTTTCTCTTGCTCTAATATAAAATTAATTCTTGCAAAAAATTGTGCTGCTATTTGTGGTTTAGATCTTTTGTCCACTGCGAAATCAATAACACTACAACGACTATGGAGTGGTTCAATAATTTTATTCTTGTAGTTGCAGGTGAAAATAAATCTGCAGTTTCGGGAGAACTCCTCAATACTCGCTCGGAGAAGGAGCTGTACGTCGGAAGTGGTATTGTCTGCTTCGTCAATGATGATGACTTTATGTTTCGACTCGCTCGTAAGAGAGACTGTAGACGCGAAGTTCTTCGCGTTGTTCCGAACAGTGTCGAGAAAACGTCCTTCATCCGATCCATTAATGACATAATAATCTGCTCCTAATTGATTACATAATGCCTTTGCTACTGTAGTTTTACCAATACCTGGTGGTCCAGACAGTAACATATTTGGAATTTCACCTTTAGAAAGAAAATCCTGAAAAGTCTTTTTGATACTATCAGGAAGAATACATTCATCAATTGTTTTGGGTCTGTATTTTTCAACCCATATAAAGTCACTCATTATTAAAAACCTTTAGATTTTTTCTTTGGTTTGTCAATTATTTCAACCACAGGCATTGTGGATAATCCATGTGATAATTCATTATACCACATTTTTTTAACTTCATCATATGTATCTAATATAACTGACCAATTTTCATAAGTCAGTTTATACACGTATTCATTTTTCATGATTATGTCTAGGATTATCTATCTCTCTAGTAGTGATATAAGTACCCTTACTATTGTGCCCATGAGCAATTCCCATCTCATGCATGCGAGCGTGTTCTTTAATTTCATCTTTAAGATTTTTACCACCCTCTCCAAAGGTAAGATACAAACCATATCCTACAAGTGAAACTAATGATACAACTATCCAAAAAATGAATACACCTGTTGGTGGTAATCCTGCATAATTTCCATGATCAATTAAAGTAGAAAAAGTCATTCGTTAGATCTCCATTCTTTTCTCATTGTAACATATTTAATATCATACGCAGCTTTATCTCTCATTTGTTTGAATATCCTAGCAGACCGTGCTTTTTCACAGTGTAATGCATCTGGCGATTGGGGTCTAACGGAACCATCTTCAGCGTATTTCCGTCCACTAGAATGATTTGCATACCGACGGGAGCGAGTAAATCCCATCTCAAGAAATTTCCTCGCCATGTCCATTCCAATGAAGTCTTGTTTGTCTTTATAGTCAACAAACATGGAATAAATCTTATCAGCAGATTTGCGAGCAACAGACTCATTTACAAATCTCCAATGAGAGCATATATCGTTAGTGTAAGGCCGTACCAATAACACTCCTTGTTCTCCCCTTCCAATACGATAAAGTTTGCGATTTTCTTCAACTGTAAAATCAATGTTCTTGTAATCAAGTTCATAATTAAATTCTTTCATAATACCATGTCAATACCACTTGACCTATCACATGCCCACCTTACAACTTCTGTTGCATGAAAGCGTTCTTTTAAATATTCCACTGCATCCAATGGTTTAGTGCTATAACTACATGTAAATATATCGCATTTGGCAAGACTATGTTCAGGCCATGTGTGTATGCTGATATGACTATCTTTTAATAAAGCAAATCCAGTTACACCTTGAGGTTCAAACTTATGTGTCTCTACTTTTAAGTAAGGTGATTTAGCAACTATTGATGCATTTATTAAACTGTCATGTATGTACTCTTCTTCATTCAAAAGATTATCAAAGAGGCATCCACGTAAATCAAATAGTATGTGTTTCATTACCAAGTTTTTGGATGGTTGTTAATATCACCTTCAACATGATTATGATCTATCTCATCGATATGAGCATGTTCAATATTAAAGTGTTCTAATGCTTGTGCAATTCTTTCAAGTGCATTTGCAATACGATTTGTGTCAATAGGATTCATAATTAAAGCCAATTAGGTTTACGATTTGGTTTTCTAATATAATTATTACATACCCAAGATTTAGATGCAATGTATCTTTTGTATGCAGTAAATACATCAATTGTTTTATCATACTTAAACTCATCAGGACCTGCGAAGGCAAAAGGTGTTGCACTTTTACAGCACAACAAAGTCCTACCAGTTTTTTCTTCAAATACTTTTTCTGCTGCATTCATTGCTGTTTGACATGAATGTATTTTTCCATATCTATAAGTATATTCTTGAAGTAATCCAAATCCATGTGCAATTAACCATGCTGTGTTAGCAATGTTTTCTGCTGCCCAAACAGTGCAAGGATGTCCTCTGAATGCACCTTTCTCGGTATTGTAAGGTGTGCCATCTTTCTTGGGGAGTAAATCATTACCCCAATCAAAATACCACTTTGAATAAACTACTGCCAACATTTGGCAAGTTTCAAGTGGCATCTTAACAACATGTTTATCAGGTAATACTTGTGCTGAAGTAAGTGGGTTAGGATCAGTCACGAAGATGTTCATAATGTGGTGGTGTATAATGATCGTTCCAGTGTCGTATGTTTCCTGCAACGATAAAACAATTGGTAACAACGAGTTGAATAAAAATTAATGTACGAATTAAAGCAACAAAATCTGCCTCTTGGTCAGATTTACCTGACTTGTCTCCAAGTGCTTTTGCCCAGATTCTCCATAGTTTTTTCACTTTGTTTCCTTTACATCATATTCTATCGTAATTATTCTACTTTGTCTACCAGTATGATCACATCTTAATGTTTTCTCCATACTTCCATCTAATTGTTGTACCAATTTCTCTATCTCACTAATTAGTTTTTCCCTTTTCATTTCTTATATCGTCATGTAATCTTTCTGTTGGTGTTTGTTTTTTTAATATAGGCCATTTTTCATAAAACTCTTCTGCAAATTTAGGATCATAGTCTGGATGATGTGAACTATTGATAGATGGTTCCCAAGGTTTCTTGGAAGCATTTTTGATAACAATAAATCTGTCAGCAGCAAATGTACCTGCAAGATTTATTTCGATGTCTTCACCATCAACCCAGTTCATACTACCATCTTTCTTGGTATGTTCCATGAGTCTTTGGATTTCATCAATCATTTCTTGTGTGAGTTTCATAAGTATCTTGGAATAAAAGTTACCTTTTCTTGGAATTGTAA